CTAAAAGAAAAGAACTTGTGTATGTCGGCAAATGGATTTTGCTACACTAGAGAAAAGCAAGGTTTGTTTCCTGAGATTGTTCAAAAGTTATTTGACGATCGACAAAAATATAAGAAGTTGATGTTGACCGCTCAATCTAAATATGAAGAAACAAAGGATAAGAAGTGGCAAAAAGAAATAGCAAAGTATAATAACTTTCAGATGGCTCGTAAGATTCAATTGAATTCATTGTTTGGTGCATGGGGTAATGAATTTTTCCGATTCTATGATTCTAATATTGCTGAAGGTATTACAATGACCGGTCAGTATATTATTCAGACAGTTGGCGCAGCATTGGATGAATACTTAAATAAAGTATGCGGAACAACAGATCAGATCTACTCATTCTATTCAGATACAGATGCTTGTTATATTACACTTGATCCATTGGTTCAAAAGTTCTATAAAGACCAACCAAAAGAAAAGATTGTAGAGATTCTCGACAAGATTTGTAATGATAAAATTGAAAAGGCAATTAACAAAGCGTGTGATGGTCTTGCAGATTATACTAATGCGTTTGAAACAAAGATTTATTTTAAGCGTGAGGTTATTGCAGACCGAGGCATTTGGGTTGCTAAGAAAAGATATGCTTTGAATGTATATAATAACGAGGGTGTTCAATATAAAGAACCGAAGTTGAAGGTAATGGGATTAGAGATTGTTAGATCTTCTACACCGGAACCTGTTCGTGATGCTTTGAAGGCCGCAGTTAAATTAGCATTGATTGGAACAGAATCACAACTACAAGATTATATTAGAGAGTTTGAATCCAAGTATCGTAAAATGACTCCAGAATTAATTGCCTTTCCTAGAGGTGTAAATGGAGTTAATAAATATACAGACAAAGGTAGCATTTATAAACAAGGCACACCAATGCACGTCAGAGGTGCGCTATTGTATAACTTCTATCTAAAAGAAAAACAAATCGATAAAAAGTATGAACTTATAAATGAAGGCGATAAGATCAAATTCATTTACTTAAAAGAACCAAACTTAATTAAGGAAAATTGTATTGCCTTTATTAATGTTATTCCCGAAGAGTTCAATTTGAAGCAGTACGTAGATTATGACATAATGTTTGAGAAGTCATTTCTTGAACCACTAACAACAATTTTAAATGGTGTCGGTTGGTCTGCAAAACCACAAGCAACACTGGAAGGATTATTCGCATGAAAAAAATATTATTAACATTCGCACTTCTATTTTGTGCATCTTTAACTTATGCACAAAAAACTCCTCAGGGAGTATTATATGATGCTAAAATTATAAGAGTGACTGACGGAGATACTGTAGTTATTGCTGCACCGTATTTACCGGCACCTATAAAACCGGAAATTGCTGTTCGAGTATTTGGCGTGGATACACCTGAAAAAGGGTTTAGAGGACAATGTGACTCTGAAAAACAACGTGGAGAAGCTGCTAGTGTTTTTACTAAAAATGCTATAAATTCTACTCAAAAGCATCAAGTGATGTTATATGGTTGGGATAAGTTTGGTGGTCGAGTTTTGGGTGATATAATTTTAAATGGTGTAAGTCTAAGGGCGGAATTAATTAGAAACGGATTTGCTCGAGAGTATTACGGGGATGCAAAACAAAGTTGGTGTAATTAACTATTGATAAAAATATTATCTTACTATGACTATTAGAGAAAATAATAAAATAGGTATACTTTATACAATGCAGGGTCTAGGCGACCATATTATGTTTAATGGTATGGCTCGCCGTTTATTGTTGGAACATTCTTTAACAAAAATTTATGTGGTATCTTGGAGACATTATTCACATGTCGTAACATTTATGTATCGAGATGATCCCAGAATACAAGTAATATCAATTGATTCTGGCAACGAACACATCGGTATGATAGAACATATAAAATCAATTGTTCCAGATACTATATATCTTTTAGGGCACGAAATACAAAGAGGTGTGCCGGGTCGTTCATTTGATGAATTTTTACATCACGAAACTCAACAGTACCAAGTTAGCTGGTCAGACCTATCCACAAAATCTATTTACGGGAATCAAGCATATTATGATTTTATGGAGATAGATTGGAAACATCGTTTTATGAGTTTCTACTATGAACGAGATATGCAGGCAGAAGAACAATTATTCAATATGGTGAATCCTAATCATGAGGAATATATTTTTATACATCATGATCCTACTAGAGGATTTACGATGGATACCAATAAGTTGTTAGATATTGTTGGTAAAGATATAAAAATTATTTCGGCGCCCACAATGCAAGACAACGGTATGAACATTCTGCATTTTGGTATGGTATTACAAAATGCAAAACAATTTCACGCAATGTCATCATCGTTTGCTTGTTTGGTTGAAGGACTAGATATGGATTACGTTGATTTGTATATGCACCAGTATATTCGAAATGCAGGAAGATTTGTTCGAGATGGAAAAACTTGTCCAAGCGAAACAAGAAAACCGTGGACGGTGATCTTTTAATTCAAAAAGCATAGACAACTATGCACAAATACTATATAATAGTATTATATTACTTAAGGAGTTATTATGTCGTTACTTGAAAAATTAAAAAAGAATTCAACAATTAAAGAATCCGAAATTTTAAACAAATCCAAATTCTTCGCAAAGAAGGATATGATTCAAACTTCGGTTCCTATGATGAACGTTGCTTTATCAGGAAGTCTTGAAGGTGGATTTACTCCGGGACTTACAGTATTTGCAGGTCCATCTAAACATTTTAAAACAGCATTCTCCTTGTTGCTTGCTAAAGCTTATACTGATAAGTACCAGGATGCTGTTATTTTATTCTATGATTCAGAGTTTGGTTCACCGCAAGCATACTTTGATAATTTTGGAATTGATACTGGGCGTATTCTTCATACTCCTATTACAGACATTGAACAATTAAAATTTGATATAATGTCACAAGTTAATAGTGTAGAACGAGGCGATCATATTATTATCATTATTGACTCTGTAGGCAATCTTGCTTCTAAGAAAGAAGTTGATGATGCACTTGAAGGCAAGTCTGTTGCAGATATGACTCGTGCTAAACAGATGAAATCTTTGTTTAGAATGGTAACACCTCACTTAACAATTAAAGATATTCCAATGGTTGTTGTTAATCATACTTATTCTGAAATTGGTTTGTTCCCTAAACAAATTGTTTCCGGGGGTACTGGATTATATTATTCTGCAGATAACATCTTTATTATTGGTCGCCAACAAGAAAAAGAAGGTACTGAAGTTGTTGGATATAACTTTATTGTCAATGTTGAGAAGTCTAGATTCGTTCGCGAAAAATCTAAGATTCCAGTTGAAGTTACATTTGAAGGCGGTATTAGCAAATGGTCTGGTTTATTAGATGTAGCACTTGCAGGCGGTTTTGTTATTAAACCATCTAATGGTTGGTATTCAACAGTAAATAAAGATACAGGAGAAGTATCGGATAAAAAGTTTAGACTTAAAGATACCTATACTAAAGAGTTTTGGATTCCAATAATTTCATCTGAATCATTTAGAAAATATATTGAGGACAGCTATCGTATTGCAGGATCCAATATGTTAGGTACTAGTTTTAACGACGTAAATATAGATGAGGAATTTGATAATGCCAGTCAAGTATAAACCATGGTCTATTGAAAATGAAAAAACTGATTTATGGGGCTTCGAACTTTTGGAAGGTGAGTTTGCCGGAACAACCATCGCAATTACTTCCCTCTCGATGGAAGATAGTAATGACGGATCAATCGCGCTTGACTTCACCGTTTTTAAACAACCCGAAGGACAAGAAATAGATACGCAATCTGATAATTTTAATGAAGCCCTTTCGGGGGTTGTGAATGATATTTTGACAAAGGCAGTTAATGAATTTAAAGATCGAGACAGTAATTCTACAAAATCTGGTAAACGATGATGAGTATATGAGAAAAGTAATCCCGTTCTTAAAGCGGGATTATTTTATTGATAATAATGAAAAAATAATTTACGATCAGATAAAGAATTTTATTGACCAGTATAATGCAGTACCGAACAAAGATGCTTTGGTTATTGCTGTTCAAAATGATAAGTCTTTAACAGAAGATCAATATAAAGAGATCGTAGACATAGTAAACGTACTTGACCCTACAGAACATAATAGGGATTGGTTATATAAAGAAACTGAAAAGTTCTGTAAAGACAAAGCAATTTATAATGCGATACTCTCATCCATTGCTATCATTGATGGTAGAGACAAAGCAAAGTCCGAAGATGGTATTCCTGCATTATTACAAGACGCGCTAGGAGTGTGCTTCGACAACAATGTTGGGCATGATTATCTTCAAAGCGCAGAATCTAGATATGAATTTTATCATCGTGTAGAATCTCGCACACCGTTTGATCTTGAGTATTTTAATAAAATTACAAATGGCGGATTGCCTAATAAGACATTGAATGTTGTTCTTGCAGGTACTGGTGTTGGTAAGTCTTTGTTTATGTGTCACGTGGCAGCATCGACTTTGGCACAAGGCAAGAATGTTTTGTATATTACGCTTGAGATGGCTGAAGAAAGAATTGCAGAGCGTATTGATGCAAACTTGATGAACATTACAATGGATCAGTTGAAAGATTTACCTAAGGCAACGTTTGAATCTCGTATTGAAAAGATTCGTAACAAGACTGAAGGCAATCTAATCATTAAAGAATATCCTACAGCAGGCGCACACGTCGGTCACTTTAAAGCATTGTTAAATGAATTGCAGTTGAAGAAGCAATTCAAGCCAGCTATGATTATTATTGACTATTTGAATATTTGTGCTAGCTCACGATTCAAAGCAGGTTCAAATATTAATTCTTATACTTTAATTAAGTCTATTGCTGAAGAACTTCGTGGATTGGCGGTTGAAGAGAATGTTCCTATTCTATCAGCAACACAGACAACTAGAAGTGGTTATGGAAATACAGATGTTGAACTAACAGATACTTCTGAATCTTTTGGATTGCCTGCAACAGTTGACTTTATGTTTGCTTTGATTTCAACTGAAGAACTTGAGCAATTGAATCAGCTTATGGTTAAACAGTTAAAGAATCGATATAATGATCCAACCGCAAATAAACGATTTATGATTGGTGTGGATAGAGCAAAAATGAAACTATATGATTTAGAACAATCTGCTCAAAAGGGTCTGACAGATGCTAATTTGGACATTGATAGGGTTGACACACAAGCTAAAAGCAGTTATAATATGAATGATATTATCAGTAGAGGCAAACGAGACTTCTCGTCTATTAAGGTTTAAAATGAGAGAATATTGGTCAAACACAAAATTTGCGAATTGGATTCGAGGTACAACTAAACCCACATCCGCAACTAGCTCCGGCTGGCATAAATGGGAAAAAGAAGCAAAGGAATCACATCCAATTCGTTACTGGATTGTAGAAGAAGGCTTGGATAAAATCCAAACATTTGTTCGTTTGCCAATAGATACTTTATACGATGTTAAATATTATATCAACAATCGTTGGGTCACTCGTACCCATGCTCTTACCGCTCATCCACGTGACATTAAACCTGGTCAGTGGCAAGATGTAGGTTATCGCATTTTACCTTGTCTCTTTAATGAACTTGTAGACTTTGTTGAAGTAGAAACAGCATGGTTGCATATTGCATGGGATGATGACGCCTATAAAAAATATAATCCTCCATTCTATGCCAAAGGTTGGTTCCGTTGGAGAACATGGCGTAGCTCTCAAGCGGGTTTAGATCATCTTGATTGGGCGGCAACTCTTACCTATGAAAATGCCGATGGCAAGGAAGAACTCTCAAGTCAAGCAACTTCTGCAAAAGAAATTAAAGAACTTTATTTGTGGTGGACACAAACATATCGCAATCGCCCCGACCCACATGATGCAAGCGGATGGTCTGCATATTGTGAAAAGCGCAGACAAAAAGCTGGAAGTGATCTATGGGGTCACGAGAATGAAACAGAAGAAGAACGAAAAGAATGTATGGATGCTTTAGATTTATCTCAAAAAATTGAAGCAGAACATATGGAAGAGGATGAAGCAATGTTAATTCGCCTCATTAAAATTAGACAAGCACTTTGGACTTAAGGAAATAAAATGGCTAAGAAACTTATTAAAAAAATCAGCGACAAATTAACTAAAATTAATGATTCGTTAACTATCAATCTATTTGACAATGGTTATATGGTTGAAGTTAGTGGGCGTGATGCTAATGACGACTGGACACAAGTAAAAATCTCATGTAATACACTTGAAGATGTTAATACATTGATTAAAGAAGCAAACGAAATCGATAAGGTATAATCATGTCTTGGTGGACCGTCTCAACTGTAGTTAAGAAAAGCGCAGAAGAACATCTCTATTATTATAAAGATGGTATTACTATTAAAGTAATTCAAGGTTATAGATGGGGTAAAGTCTGCGTATTAACTGACGATGATTTTCCACCAGATATTGATAAAGAAAATGAAGATGGATTTGAAGTAACCAATTCTCCATTAATTGCAGATTGGGAACTTGAGGAATTCATGGATGGTTGGTATGGCAACATAGAGTTTCCCGAAGATGTTGATCCAATTGAACAAGAACGATTAACTGATATTTTTAGTGATAATGGTATTATGGGTCTTGAAGAAGATGGATGGGAAGATACTTGCGAAACAGAATGGTGGTTATTTGGACCACTAGAGATTACACGAGCAGATTAGGGTATAAATAAAATTAGAGGACAATAAAAATGAATGTTTCCGTTAGAAATGCAAGAGATAGAACTCTAGTGTATTTGCTAAAGTTAGCAGCTGATTCATTTGCCAAGAATTTAATGTCCCCTCAAATGACAAAAAATTTATCTATTAAAATTATTGTACGTGATAAGCTAGACGCCGGCGGCTTTTGTGATTACGAAATTGATCCAACTGGCAATCCACGAGAATTTAATATTGAGATTTTAAGGACAAGAAAAAAGATTAATATGTTCAAAGTTCTTGCACATGAGATGGTTCATGTGAAACAACACGCCAAAGGCGAAGCTAAAGATAAATTTAAAAAAGATAAGTATATAACAGTATGGTTTGGTGAGAAATATGATGATGACACCTCCTATTGGGATCAACCTTGGGAAATAGAAGCTTATGGTTTAGAAAACAGTCTTGTTGCAAAATTCCTAGTGGAACATGACCAATTTAAAAATCTAAGACAAAAACACGCAGATTGGTTCGCAGAGGAGTCGATAAAAGAATAATTACAAAAGGAGCGATACATGGAAAATATTACATTCACTCTATATGATTTAATACAATTAGGACTAATGTTAGCAGCATGCTTTGCATGCTACAAATGGGGGCACAATCAAGGCGTAGATGATGCGATTGACTTTTTCGAAGCAGAAGGAATTATCGAAAAAGAAAGTGCTTAAAAATCAAGCAATTTAACCTGTTGTTCTAGAACAACACTATAGAACCCGGGCATTTGACTCGGGTTCTTTTTTCTGTTATAATAAGCACATGATAAAGAACTTTTCAATCGGTGCCGAAGTCGAACTTAAAACTCGATGGAAGTCGAATATATTGGGTGAAGAATATCAGGATAATATATTCAAAGGTAAAGTCGTTAATAATCCTAAATGGTTAGATAATGATTATGTCTCTGTATATACA